AAATTACTTTATTCAGCATGGTTTACCTTTCTCAAATTCCTGTTTCAATTTTTCGGCATACTCAAAGCACGCCTCTGCTTTTCGCTTGATTTGGTTGATTGCGTTTTCATCACGGTACACTGTGATTGTTGTCAGTCGTTTTTCAAACGGCAGACGCTCAACCGCTTCAACCAAATTGCCTACATCGTCATAAGGCTTTAAAAGCTCTTCGGGCGTTGGGAAAATCCAAAAATCAATATCAGCCTTTTCACAATCAAAAAGCCACATGTAGCCTTGCATTTGCCAGCCATAGCCTGCCTTTTCTGCTTTGGCTTCGGCTTCTTCTTGGAAGAATGGATGTGTGCCGATGTCCCATGAGCATTTTGTGTCAATGATTGTTTGACGCTTCGGATCGTAAATATCACATTCGCCTGTAATCCAATCATTGACGCGCCGTTCGGTGTTTTTCTTGTACATCAAGCCGCGAATCAGGCCGCTGCAACGGATTGCTTCATCTTCAAGCAATAACCCTTTTTCGGTTTCTTTGCTCCCTGTGAAGCTCTCGAAGCCTGAATATTCGTTCTTCAGGCGTTCGATAATGTAAGACTTGGCCGTCTGTGTTAATCCGTTGGCTTCTTTTTCGGCTTTGCTTTTTGGTTCGCCGATAATCTTGTGAATTGATGAACATCGGATTCTCATAATTTATCCAATTCCGCTTTCTGCTCTTCTGACAATTCGTAACTGTCTAAGACCGTCTGAATATCAATATCGCCGGTGCTGATGTTTTCTTTGAGTTGCTCAAACATTTCATCGGAAACGGTCATTTTTGGCGTTTCTGCCGGCAGTGGTTGGTTATCGATATATTCAAACTCTTCGGCCTCTACGTCTTTTACGATTGCTTGGTCGGCTAAAACCGCCTTTTGCATTTCGATTGACAGCGGGGCTTGTTGTGAAAGCAATAGCTTGATAACTGTTTTCTTCGCCATTGCCTCGAAGTTGTCAGCCCAAACGCCAAAGCCGCGCTTGTATGTTTGGCTGTATCGTTTGGCGTGTGCTTCCAGTTCTTCCATCGTCATTGTCAGATTTGCTTCATAGCCGTTCAAAAGTTGGAAATAGGCGATATAACCGATGATTTGTCCGCTTGGTTTGCGCGGGATAAGTGAGGTCAAACGTTGGTAAACATCTTCTTCTGCGTCTGTGTCGTAAACAGGGCAGGCGTTGATTCGTTTAAACTGTCCGCTTCGCTGTGCAAGCTGAATGAAGCCTTTGTAACCAAGCTGAAACTGCGCTTCTGTAACGTTCTCTTTTCGGTTTTGAAAAGGGACGATGTACGCAAAGCCTAAGCTGTTATTGATTGGCAGATTCAGCGTTGCGGCCATGCAAGCTGCGTTAAATACCGATTTTGGCGTTGCGTTTTGTAACAGGCTGTTTGAGTTGACAATCTGCATGGCTGACGTTGCAAAACTTGCAAAGTTTTTGCCAATGAGTTCTTGCATTTTTCGTTTGGCGGCATCGCTGTCGAAAAATTGTTTAATCGCCATTGCGTTTGTTTTTGCTGGATGTGTCATTTTTAATTTCCTAAGAGTTTGTTGAAATACTTTTCAGCAGCCGCTTTTGTCTTAAATGTTTTCTCGTTGACTTTCTTGCGCCCCGCGTTCTTTTTGAGAATCAGCGCGTGAGTGTTTCGGGCGAATGTCTCAACGTCTTGCCAAACGTGCCAAACGCCGTTTTCGTTTCTCGTTCGTGCGCCGCAATGTTTGCTGATATGGCTATGGCCTTTTGGTTTGGCCACATAACAGCCTGTCAAAATGTGTTGCATGGCTTAATCTCCGCGTCTCCCATGACCTTCACTTCGTCCGGCATGGTTTCATACTCTTGCTCAATTTGTGCTTCTTGGCTGATTGTTTCCGGTTCTACTGGTTTCTCGGCTTTGCCGGAAAAGCTACAGGCCGCGATTGTGATGGCTGTTACAGCTAAAACACTGCGAATTGCGTATTTCATTTTTTTACCTACTGCGAAAGTTGATTGATGTCGAAGATTCCGTATTGCGCTGCAGTCAATACCGCGCGGCTGTGGTCGGTTTTGCGCTCAAGCCTTGAAACCATCTCGTTAAAGTGTCTCAAGAGAATCAGCCGGGCATTGCCCAACATGATGTCAGGGTGCTTCGCTCCGGCATTGCACGGCATGGCTTTGATTTTTGGATTAAAGGGCAGGGCGATGACCTTTTGCATAAATTCGCGCCGCGCCTGCTTTGCTTCGTCTGTCAGGTATTGGGTTAATGCTTTCATGCCGCTTCCTCCCATTGGTTTGCCAGTTCGTCGATTTTGCTTACTCGCAAATCAGCGTGATTTGATTTAGTTGCCCAAATCAGCGCGTCTTTAATTTCTTCGTTTTCGTACTTATTGCTACTCAATTCGAGAAATTCCGCACCGTCTAACAAGCAAGTTCGCCATTCGCCATCATTCTGCGAGTATTCCAATTCATCACATTCGATAGCGCATTTGCGAAACTCGTAGGCTTCCTTGATGACGTGTTGCATGATTTGCGCGTGGAATAATTTGAAGTTCTTCCTGTTGTCATCTTCTCGGCGTTCTTCGATCGCAATTTCTGCGTCTCGCAATTCTTCGCGCCTGTACATTTCGTCCATTCCCCAATCAGGGCGGCTTGTTTCGTAATAAGTCATTTCCTTTTCCTTTTGTTGCGGTATCGGTAGAGGAAGGGGCTTGATGTTTCTCCGTGCCGTTGCCCTTGCTTGCCTGTGGTGTTGCTAGGCAGTAAGCCTTGTGCCCTCGTTTTGGCATTAGCTCACCCTATCTACCGATAATTTGACCTTGCTTATTTAAGCAACCGTCTCCAGCCGCTTAAATAAGCCCCCTGTTACAGGGGCTGTGTCAAAATTTAGCCGTCGCCGTCGCCGTAGCCGTCGCCGTTGCCGTAGCCGTGGTTAATTGGCTTATCTAAGTAGCTCATGATTGTTCTACCTCAAGCGCGGTGCGTATTGATTCGGCTGCGTTGCCTGTTACTGGGATAATCTCAATCGCTTCAAGCCAAACGGAATCAATCTCACCGCAAATCTTGCTGTCGTCTTGTTTGATGCCGTGTCGTGCAACGCCTGACAGGCTGATTGATTCTTTTGCCCACCATTTGTACATACGGCGCGCCTTAGTCAGAATCACTTCATTGCCTGCTTTTTGCTTCAACACGCCAAACCAAACGCCTGCGGAATAAGTGCGGATAATCACTTCTTTGCCGATGGCGAAATCATTAATGCCTTGAGCCTCTGTAACTGTTACAGGCGGCAATGGTTCTTCTTCGGCTTCTTCTTGCTTAGGTTTGCTTGCTACGTCTGCCATCAGGCTTGCCATCATCAAGAACAAGTCGGCTGGGTCTTTTAATTCAAATTTCTTTGCTTCCATTTTTGTATTTCCTTGTGTATCAAGTGTTAAAAAAAATTTACCGTCATAGGCTGTTATCTTTTAGGCCGCCCTCGCCTGTAACCGTTTGTTCGATTTCCCCCATGCTTTACCATGTCTTGCTATCGGCTATTGCCTACCTGAAGGGCGGTTACTACGTTTCCAATTTGTTAAAGAACAGATTAAGTTTTTTATTGAAGCCGCCTCGCTTGAAGCGGCTTGGGTAAGAAACTTAGATTGGTCGAATGAATGTTGTTGGTTGAGCGTTGATAATTGCTTGGCAGGCTTCTAAATATGTTTTGAACTCTTTTGCTACCCCACCATAAATTTGTTTAACAATGTATTTTTTGTGTTTGCGACCTGCTTCAAAAATCTGACCGACAGTGCATTCTTGGTTGATTGAGTAATCTTCAAATTGCATAGCGTTGGCGATGTGTTTCATTTTTAGCTCCTAGAGTTAGTGTGTTTTGCTTCGATGGGTGTATATTACAATACCTGCGGTAATATTTTTATTTAAAAAAAATATAACACTATGACTTTAAAAAGAATTTATTTTTGCTATCTGAAAACACTTCGGCGAACGCCTGCGAATTAGCAAGAACGGAAAAAGAAAACCGCCCATATAGGCGGTAAATGTGAAGCAAATAACGGTATAACCCCTATCGAAAGGGGGTAAACCCCTATCAAAAGGCAAAAAGAAAGCCCGCGCGTGGCGGGCTTGGTAATTGATAATGAACAATCTAGACAAAATAAAGCTAAGAGAACTGTATTATAACTGAATATTTGGATAAATGTCATAAGCCCAAAGTGAGATTTTCTCACTTTGGAAATTAGGTAAAAAAGAAAGCCCGCATGTGCGGGCGGTCTTGAGGGCTGTTAGTCGCAGGCAAAGTTTCTGATGACTGCGTCGTCCTTGTTGCGGGCAAGCTGTATGCTCTGTTCCTTCAGGTCGCCCAATACGTCAAGCAATGCCTTTTGTTGTGGGGGCTCGTAGGCAAACAATATTTCAGAACGGTCGATGTATCCGCTGCGCCGCAACCGTTTTATGCTGGCAATCCACTTATCCGACTTGTGATAGATGTCGGCAGGGTCTTTTTGTCCGAAATATATCGGCTTAATGATTTTCCGTATTTCGCCGTTTTCCGCCTTTTGCACTAAGGGGATGGAGGCGTGAAAGCCTGACGGGTCGCCGATTGTGCTTTCTTTGAAGGGGTATACCGTCTGAAGCGGCTTTAACATTGCCTGTATTTGGCGGGTAAGTTCTACTTCGGGTTGGTTTTTGGCAAAGCTGTGGGCGACAAAATAATCAAACAGGCGGTTCAGTTCCTGCTCCCTGTCGGAGGCGAGGGTTACGCCCGGTTGGGTGGCCATAATCAGGGCTTCGCGCGGGCGGGTCAGATGGTCAAGCATGGCGCGTATCTGATCGGGCGTGGAGTGTGCCGCCAGTTTTTTAATCCGCTGTAATTCTTCTGCAAAGGCATGGGTTGCCGCTTTATAGACGAACGGCTCGAAGTGGCGGAAAAAACGGCTCAATCTGCTGTAGCGATGTTCGATTTTAAAGTCGAAGTAGCCGCTTTGGGGGTGGGTTATGATGATGCCGATATTGGCAAATTCGCGCGTTTGGACATAGGGCATAAACCGTATGACGGCAAAACGCATGGCATATTGGTTCATGAGATGCTCCAAAGTGTTCCGTTATCAATGCGGCGGACGGTTTCGTCGGTATAGTTGTGGTTATAGGCGGCGGGTAGATCGCGCTCTTCGTTTGCCCATGCCCACTCCAGTGGCAGATTATCACACGCTTTTCTGTAGGCTGGCAATGCGTTTTTCAGCCATAATTCCATCTCTTCCTGAAGCACCCAGTCTTCCAAAACCTGTTTAAATGCCGATGAGAAAATATGATTTTGCAGGAAGTTTTTTGGATTGAAGCCGGTGTCGAAGGCGCAGTTATGGTCGATGACGATCAGGGGATTGTCGCAATTTCTATACAAAAGGTTAGGGTTGCCGATTGTTCTGTCTTCATTGCGGATAAACCAATCGAAGGTGGCGATTTGACGCTGCATAACTATATCGATTCGGGGGATGTCCGCCGGCTCAAGCAATGCGTAGCCTTTTTGCGTCTGCGAGCCGAAACAGATGCCTTTGCCGATTTCCTTCATCCTTGCGGGTAATTCTTCGTACAGCTCTTCTCCAACTTCCAACAGGTCAAACGGGGCAACGGGCAAACTTAAAGCCTGCGCCATGTTTCCACCTATCCATTCGTTTATTTGGCTCGCACGGGTGGCATGTAGCCCTTTGACGAAATATTCCAGACCATTCTCCGCCATACAGATGAATGGCGAGGTAATGCCTTGCTCTGCACGGGCCATTATTGTCTGTATCTGCAACATTGCTTTTCTTTTCCCTATGAAAATTACACTTTGTGTAAATCTGTAAATCCG